GCAAAATAGGGAGGATTCGGTTATACCTCCAACCCCTCGCCGCAGATACCATTCTGAAACCAGGGAGCCTGTTTCCGCTCGGTAGAGCAATGTGACACAGCGTATTTCTACTACCATGCCTGGGTACCACCCCTAAACAGCCAAGTTCGACGCTCTGGTAAACGCCTCTTCCTTGCACTATATACATCGACTAGCTAAGTCTTTGTAGCTTATGTTATTAATATAACATCTTACAAATAAAAGTCAACCACTTTTTTACCAAAAATACAGTTTTTTGGCAAGTATATTATTAATTTTGTTGATTTGGTGCTGTTTGATTAGTCGCTTGTAGCACCAAAGGGTATAGTTGCTCATAACACTTCTCCTAGTTAAAGGGTTAAAGTGCGTTCCTTCGCAATATGCTACTTCCGTCCCGTAGGATGAACGTAAAACTATTTATCATTGAAAACCCGCCGAAGCGGGTTATTCGCAGTCTTGCGTTTCTAGCAATCTATGTATGTAATCTACTTGTTCATTACATACATTGTTACTTCGAAACCAAAACGCATTTCTGTGTATGATGGTGTTGTCCACATATGTTTTCTCCTAGTTAGTTAATAAAAACTACACTATTATTTAAACACATTATTGAGCAAAAGTCATACGTAAAATCATTAAAAGAGAATAAAAATGTTATTTCCCTTGTCCACGATACTTTTTGTAACTACGTCTTTTGCTTTTATTCATCATAGATTTAGAAATTCTTCCGCCACCTATTGATGTTTTCTTTTTTGTAGTTTCGTGTACTTCTATGTTCGGATTAAATTTAACACGAGCCATAAAGCCTTTCGGTTAGGGTTTTAGTCGTAAAAAAAGGGCGACCTAAGCCGCCCTTTAATGTTGTCTTACCTAAGTAAAACTTAGCTAAAGCTAACGTTACCGTTAGTAATAGCAACTTCACCTAAGTAGTCTGCTGCGTTACCTAGTGATGACGCTGTGTTAGATAGCTCAACATAACCATAACGTGTCATGAATGATACGACTGGTTCGAATGTTGATGGATCTAGTACAACACCGCTTGACATCAATGGAATGTATGGGCAGTAGAACGCTGCTGCGTCTGATTCACTAGAACCTTTGTATCCAACTAGTACTGGAGTTGCGTCTGAAGCATATGAATCAACGTATACTTTCATAGCATTGTTCAATGTACCAACCATCTTAGTGTTAGTTGGTGCTTCAAATGAACCTTCAGTTGTACGTGCAAATGCACTTGTTGTCGCACTTTGTAGGATTGTTAACGCAAATGGGCTAACAACTGCAAAGTTACCAGCGCCACGACGTGTACGCTGTGCGATCAAGTTAGCAGTTCTGTTGATTTGTACTGCTAGAGCAGCATGCTCATCACCAACAAAAGTAGCTGTACCGCTTACTGCTGCTTGGTCATAAGTTTCAACTGTACCTGCTAGGGCACGTAATGAAGTAAGTACTTCTTGGTCAATCTCAGCAGTAATCTCTTGTGCTAGTGCAGCCATGATTTCTGCTTCAACGTCGATGCCGTGCTGTGACTGAGCGTCTTGTGCAGACTCAAAAGTCCAACGTGCGCTTAGTTTACGAGTTTTAGCTTCGACTGTTTGTTTCAAGATCTGAATGCTTAGACGCTTACCAGCAGCACCTTCTAATGAAGCAGTGCTTGATGCTTCTGGGTTGCTGTCGTCGTCATTACCTGAGTATGCAGACGCAATCTTGAATGGTGATAGTGCTTCATCACCTGCTGTTACGTTATCAGCTGTGTCGCTGTAACGAACACGTAATGTGTGGATCTGACCCACTGGTCCAGTCATAGGCTGAACACCAACGATATCGTTAGCGATAACTGTTGGCATTACACGTCTAATTACTGGTAGGATTACTCTGTTTAGAGTAGCTACGTTACCGGCAGAAGTTGCACCAGCTGTTGCAGATTCTTGCAAATACTTGCGAGTATTTTCAAGTGTGCTTTCCATAACAGCTTTCTTTGTGCCATTTAGGCCTTCAAGAAGTGCAGTTTTTGTATCCTGCCAGCGTCCTTCTAATAGTTCTGACATTGGTTTTCTCCTTAATTTAATCCAGCTAGACGCTTAAATTCGACTAAATTGTCGGCGTCTGCCTTTGAACTAACGTTAGTTTGCGAAATTTCTTCGCGATTGCCTGTGATTTCTTTTGCCTCGGATAGGACTGCCTTCTTCTTAGCTGGAGTGTTACCGTCGATAACTGCCGGTAGATACTTGTCAAACGCAGACTGAAGTCTATCAGTTTGTACGCTTTCCAGTAAGTCTGTCATAATTTCACGCTGAGCTTTGCCTAATGGCGCAACTAGATCGTTCAATTTCTTTTCTCTTGTTGCAGATTCAACTAATGCTTTCTTTTCGTTAGCTGCTGTCTCTGCGATTTTCTTAGCTTTAACAGCTAGAGTTTTTGCTTCTGCAATCTGCTTCTCTTTCATGTCAATGACTTTCATGAGTTTAGCAGTTTCTGACTTTTCGTTTAGGTAGCTAGTGCTATATTCAGCAGCAAATGCTTCAAATAGCTTGCGACCAAAGTCATTTTTACGTGCAGTCTCGATATCTTCTTTCAATTGACCAATTTCTTGACCAAGTTTCTTTGAAACTGTTTCTGATACCAAACTTGCACTTTTTGCAACAAACTCTTTTTGTACTGCTGCAAATTTTTCTTTAGCTTCTTTTACAAGTTTAACCTTGGTTTCTGCTAAGTCTTTTTTATCTTCGTAAAATTCTGCAATTTCCTTAGATAGTGCTTCGACTACGAACTCTTCTAGCTTGGAAAACTTTTCCGCCATTGCTTTTTGATCTTCGTGTAGTTCGCTAACTTCTTCGCTTAGTTGCTTAGTAACAAACTTCTGTAGTAATGCAGCGTTTTCACGCATTTTTACTGCATATTTTGCTTTAGCTTCTGCAAGACCTTTACGATCTTCTGCAAATTCTGCAAGCTCAGTTGCAAGACGCTCTTCAAGCATTGTATCAATAGCTTCTACCATTGTTTGCTTGTCGTGCTCATACTTTTTAGCAAATTCTTCACGGAGTTCAGCAGTGACAGCTTTACGATTTTCTACAATCTTTGCTTCCCATGCTTCTTCGATAGACTGGCGCACTTCTTCTGAAACTACATCATTTTCGAAAAGTGTTTTTAGTGCATCCAACATTTACATTCTCCTTTTATTGGAGTCGACTGATTATATTAATCAGCGATTCTTTTAGATATTTTTGTGCCTTTGCGTCCTCTTTGGTCGCCTGTGCCAGTTCATATGCCTTATACCCACCACGAGTATTCATTAGATGCTCGTAGATTGGCGTAGGATACGCCCCTGGAGCACTAGGTTGAGCAACGACATCTACAGTAATGATTTCAAAATCACTTACTTCGCCACTGCCTTCTACAACATTACCACTACCACGCGACGAAACGCCTAGTTTAACACCACTTTGTATCATAGTGCTAACTAGTTGTCCCATCGGTGTTGGTAGTATTTTCATTTTACCGTAACCGTTTGGCCCATCCATCCACATTTCTGTGATCATATGGCTTACACGGTCCAAATTAATGTTTAGTCCTTCTGGATGATCAACCTCACCGAGAACACTGTAACCTCCGCTGATTTGATCGTTGAGAGTTTTGACAGCCCTACCAATTTCATTTACAGGATATACACGTTGGTTTGCATTACGCACTCCGCCTTGTATACAGATGCCTTTCATGTAAAGGTCTTTTCCGCCTGTAGCGTTATCGGTAGACTCTACAACCATTCCTGCTTGGTCGAATGTCAAATGCTCTCGTAAATAGTTGTTCATCTATTAGTCCTTAATTAGCTGCCAATTGTTGATTTTTTATTGTCAGCTGTTTCGCCTGAGCCTTTTTTCTCTGCTCCGTGGCCTGCTGATACTGCACTTTGTGCCTTACCAGCCTTTGCACCAGGTACATTAACGTTACCAGCGTTGTCTTCTTTTGCAGTTGTGTCTGCTAGACCGTTGCCTTTTAAAGCACCTTTGCCTGCTTCTACAACATCACCGGTATCTCCCTGGTTCAAGTTTGATGCAGTGCCGCCCATGTCGTTTTTACCAGCAACGGTTGACTTCTTGTTTACACCGCCGTCTTCACCTTTGCCTTTAGTTTCAGCACCGTGGCCTCCAACTACTTTTTCAACATACTCGCGCATCTGCTCTGCATTTGACTTAGGAGCTTTTGAAGTTTCTTCTACTTCTTCATCAGCTGCTTCGTCAACTTCTTCGTCTGCTGCTTCTTCAACTTCTTCGTCGTCAGCTTCAAACGCCATTGCTTCTTCTGGCTCTTCGTCGCCTGCGTCCATGTCGTCTCCAGCATCTTCGCCTTCGTCGTCGTCGCCTGCGTCATCACCTGCCATCATAGCATCAAATTCTGCTTTTAGATCATCTAGTGCATCTTCAAGGTCTTCAATACGGTCTTCCATATCGCCGTCTTCGCCACCTTCTTCGTCACCCATGTCCATTTCTGGATCTGCTTCAACATCACCCATCATGTCATCTGCTGGATCTCCGCCCATATCTGCCATTGGATCTGCTTCAACTTCAAATTCGTCTAGATCAAAGTCTTCTTTAACTTCTTCATCATCTGACTCATCTACTTCTTCATCAGAAGCTTCATCTACTTCTTCATCTGACTCATCTACTTCTTCATCAGTTGCTTCGTCAACTGCTTCATCGTCTAAGTCATCTTCTAGTAAGTTTTCGTAAATTTCACGTGATTTTTCTACCACGATTTCGTGGAAAAGCTCTTCTGCACCTGCTTTGTCTTCGTTGACTAGGCGCTCAAGCATTTCTTCAAATTTCTTTAGATCTGCCATTTTTTTCTCCTAATAAATGTTATACCTATGGTAAGGCTGTCAGTTGTATTTAACATATAGAGAGAAATATGCGTAGAAATAGGCTCAAAACGAGCCATTTTGCACAGAAGCTAGGAAAGATTGAACATTTTTTGGAAATCTTCAATGGTAATATGCTTCAAATTACTAAAATTATTTAGTTCTTCAGGGACATAATTATCAGGTGCTATTACTCTAATATACTGTATATCGTTGTGTGTTGACACTACGTTTTTAGTTTGTCGCATCCAATTACCAAAAAATGTAGCAGTATCTGAACTCTTTTTATAATTCATTGTATCAGCATACATATTATTTAATTTTTTACCATCATCCAAACCTTTATAATCAAAGCCTAGTATAAAGATTCTTTTATAATAATGCTGACTAGCTAACCACAATGCTGTAGGACCACTACTCCAACCTTTGCTTGGATTAAAGAAATTTAATCCTGCTAAATTTTGATATGCTTTGTTAGGGTTAGTCCAAACTTCGTGTCTGTGTTGATATTTGCTTTTATTGATTTCTAAAATCATTTTTACATCAACTGCAACTAGATAGTCAGGATCAAATTCTCTATACACTGCATTGCATGCATAGATTTTTCCATGTGGTTTTAATTCAACTAGATCAATTGGTGCTCGGCTTGTGCCGTTACCTAATACAAATGCTGTATCAAATCGTTGGGAGCGCACTTCCGGAACAACAATTTCGTCTTGTAGGAGTTCTTGTTCTTTCTCCCATCTACGTTGTTCTCTTATTATGTGCCATTCTGTTTTTGAATATTGAGACTTGTCTATCTTTGCCATTTATGCCATCGCTGCTTGCTGTGATGCTATACCATACATTTGACGAACAAAGTCAAGTTCATTAGCTTGTTCTTTTGTATGTATTTCAGCAGCTTTGCGAGCACGATTTATCTGGCGTAATGTAAGACGTGTTTTTCTTGTGTCCGATGCGTCAACAATAGAATCGTCATACTGAGGATCATACTGATCGTTTTCAGTAGGTTCAAGTGTTTCTTTGTCGTAGTAAAACAATTCTCTTAGTATCATGTTAGTATTTAGTCTTTTAGATTGTCTGTTCGCC